CGGTTTGGTATATGCCCTTTGCCGTTGCGCTTGAATACGCTATTTCAATCCCCCGGAAGTCCGCTACGGCGGTGAGCGTTTGGTTTAGGTAGATGCCGCGCGTTGTGCCGTTTGCGCCGCCGGTTTGGTTGAAGGTGCCGGAAAATACAAAGGAATTGTGTACGGCTGTGCCAGAAGTGGGGGCAAAACTTCCGTTATATTCAAGATAGTTGCGTGTGCCAGATGTTTGCGTAAAAGACGTTGCGCTGCCAAAAGTAACGGCACCAGTACTGGTTGCGCTGTTTGCTGTGTTTGAAATTGTTATATTATTAGTGCTGGTATTAAAGAGTGTTATTGCACCACCACTTGCGCCGATCTGGATTGTATTAGCGTTCCCATTAAATGTAAAATTTCCATTCATGGTCATTCCCGTCGGCGTAAACCTGAATCGCTCTGTCAAACTGCCCGCCGCCGTCACGTCTGAATAAACTAATGCACTCGCCCGGCTCGCGTGTGTCGCTGTTGTCCATACTGCCGAAAGGCGTACCATGTCTTGGTTTGTGGTCGTGCTGCTCTCACCCTGAAACAGAATACCCCCGCCGAACGATGCAGCCGCCGTGCCGGTGCTATTTGTTTGCAGCGTAAGCACAGCCTGAACCGTAGCCGTATTGGCCGTTACGTTCGTAATCGTAACCGCGCCGCCCGTGATTGCATCGCCCGTTATCGCCATGCGGGTAACGCCGCTTGTTTCGAGGTTTAAGGCAAAGTCGTCGTTTGTGCCGATGGTAATTGCCGCCCCGGTCGTATTGCCGCCGTTGGATATGTCGCCTGTGGCAGAAATTGCCGCCCATGTGCCGTCACCGCGCCAATAGGTCGAAGCCGATGCCGATGTGCCGGAATTGAGGTTGGTAACGGGTAGATTACCGGTGACGTGGCTGCCCGAAAGATTGACCGCCGCCCGTGTGATTACTTGACCGGAGATTGTAATGTAATCCGGCGTTCCCGCAAGAGTAACGTCGCCGGTGTTGGTGCCGGAAATGCCCAAATCGCTCTGGACTTGTGCAATGGTTCGATTTGCCCATGCGCCCGCCTTGCGTTGCAAAAAATCGTCATTGGAAGGGGTAAGGCCCGATATTGTAGTAAGGTCGCTGTCAATCGGTTGCAAGCCGCTCAGGTCTTGGTCGCCAGTATTTGTTCCGGAGGTATTGCTGATTACAGTTAACTGCGCATCGGTGACGTAATTCTTGTCTGTGCTTGCTGCTATGTCCGCTGTCGTGGCGTCGGCCCCGGCAGTTATCAGCCCTTTTGTGTCGTAGGTGATTTTGGTTTTTGTTGCGGCGACAATGGCTACATTTTCATCGACCTTCGCATCCAATTGAGTTTGAATTGCGCTCGTGACGCCGTTCAGATATTGAAATTCGGTATTGGTAATGCTGCCATCTGCGAGTTTAACCGCGTCAATGCCCGCCGCGACCTTCGCGTTTGTTACCGCTCCGTTTGCGATTGTTGCCGGTACGCTTCCCGTGCCCGATGCCGTTACATCGCCGGTCAGGGCGGTAATTCCGCCGCCGCCACCAATATCAGCACCATCAACATATTTTACCGTGCTACTTTCCAGAACCGGAACACGGTCGCCCGTGCCAAGTGCGGTAGCCTCGGTAAGTTCGGATAGATACGTCGCAAATGTTTTTGCAGCCATTGTTTACGGTGTTAAAAAGTTGCCGTCGGTGTCGGTAAGCGGGTTGCCATCTTCGTCGGTAAGGTAGTCTATCGTTTCCTCGCGCATCTGGCAAGTCAAGGCCATGAACCGATCCCGGCCCAAAGTGCCGATGCCTAAAATGTCGCAAATCTGAACGTTTCGGTACAAAATGCGCATTTTCTCGTTTACCTCCGGGTCATACCGCACTTCAAAAACGATCTTGCGGAATGCCGTTTGTTGGTCTGCGCTGTATGTCTCTTTTAACCCCGCGTCCGGCCATTTCACCCGCGCCAGGGTCGTAACGTAGTCGGAAAATGTCAAAACCTGCTGCCCGCTTGCGTCGCGGGTTGCTGTGAAGGACTGGATAGTAATTTCTTCGTCCATCGCCCCAACGGAGGGCAGTATTTTCGACAGGTTTTCCAATTATATCAGGTGGATTCTACGCCTGTGAGCGATTGCCGCAAATGAGCGTATTTTGTAGTTGTTCGTGTCGTTTATGGGTATGTCTTCCCGATTTTCGTACAAGAAGGCAATCCACAATTTTATCGCGCTGATAATGTCCTGCGGTACTGCGTCGGCATTCGTGTAACCCGCCACATAAACGACTTTCCAGCGTTCCGGGAAGTCGCCTGTCGAAGGGAACACGCCCGACGGATTCTTTACAATTCGGGCAAGTGTCGCATTTGTGGCAAGCGTGTAATTTGATGCGTTCCATGTTTGGTAACTTCCGTTTTCGTCTTTGTACGACACGACCGCCGAAACAACCGGCGAAACGGTCAACTCAAATTCTGCCGGTGTGTATTCCCAAACCTCCGTTACCGTCTGCGAGATAACCGCCGTTTCCGTGAAAAACTCGTAATACACCCGCGCCGATGAAATGATACTTGTTATCAGCGCATTGTGCAGCGAGGTGGTTACATTCAGATACGTCTTTGCATCAGCAAGCGTGATCGGCTCCGAAGCGGGGGCCGTCGTTACTTTGTAAGTATTTCGCTGTTGCTGTGGGTAATATTGCATCTTTGTTCGTATTCTGGTTGTACCGCTTTTTGCCGGTTTTGCGCCGGGGAAATGGCAACGAAAGACATCGTACCTTGTATGATGAGCGCCTGCGCAATATCATTTGGCAGGTCGTATTCAACGCCTTTTTGGTACTCGCCCTTCGTTGCCGTCGCCTTTACGATCATGCTTGGAGCAGGTATTTGATTGCTTTCACGTCAAGCAGGTTGCCGTCCAAGCGCATAAAGCCCATGAAACCCACTTCCAGTTCAGCCCAGTACAGTTGATCGTTTCGGCTGATAGTCACGTCGCGGATTTTGCGAATCAGGTACGCCGAAAAGTCGCCAAAGTAGATGTGCTTGGTAGCAGAAACAGGCAGGCCGTTTGTCGCCCCGGTCAGGTCGTTGTTGATGTGTACGCGGTGACCCAACAGGGTATCAGGCACGCCGGTAATGATGTTGCCCGGCACAAAAATGTGCGTGGTGTCGGTAGTCATGTCCAGCGTTCGCAGGTAGCCGAGGATACTGTCGTTCATCATCCAGGCGCAAGACGGGGAGGCCCGGTAGGCTTTGTCCACGCTGTGGAGGTGGCGGACAAGTTCGGCTTTGGTGATTGCCGTAGCGCCTGCCGACGTAACCCCCGCCGTCGTTGCCGTCGTGGTCAATCCGTATGGCTCACTTGTGCCGGTTCCGTTCGTCAGTTTGGTGTTCACGCGGCGTCCGATGCGCTCACCCAAACGGCGGGCAAGAATGCCGGACGTGAAGCCAACGCGCTCGTCTTGCAGGAATTCCTGCGTCAGACGAACAATGCCGGAGGTCAATGTCCAGTCACCGAACAGGACGCGCCCGAAAGACATATCCTGTGTGGGTACGGTTGATCCTTGCGGGGTGTTCGTGGTGCCGGTATTGGCCGTGTCGTCGCCCGTAGGCCAGCGAAGAACGCCGCCAATCGGGTCGTTTTGCACCTGACAGGCTTCCAGCATCCCGCCGTACCATTTCATAACTTCGTACAGGCGATTGGAAAACGATTCGGGAACAAGGTAGCCGCCCTGCCCAACAACATCAGACGTCTGGGGATTGGTGCCGCGAATTTCCTGCCGACGGGTTTGCAACATACGCTGCTCCTCTTCGGTCAGGGTCGGGTTTGCCGGGTTTTGAACCAGCCATTTGCCAAAGGCTTGATCGTAAGTAAGGCCGGACTGGTTGAATTGCGGCGCGCCGGTTGTGCTGGTGTTGGCTGCCCGTGCTTGCGCTTGCGCCTGCGAGGCGAGCAGTTCTTTTTCCAGGTTTTCGGCAATGCGTTCGGTTTCGCCGTCGGCCTTCAATTTGGCGTATTCTTCGTTTGCACGCTGCAATTGCTGCTGAACATCGGGAGAAAATTTGCCGTCGGCCCCGCGTTTCGCCAGAATATCCCGCAAAGCCGCCTGGTTTTTTTCAATGGCCTGCTGGATTTCGAGTAGTTTAGACATTGTTTTGTTATTTTAAAAGTTCAAAATCCCGCTCCAAAATAGCGGCTTCGATTTCAAGTTGTATTGCTTGTTGTTCGCCTGTAAAAGCACTTCGGTTTTCATTGCCATTTAGCGCCTGAATTGCTTTTGCGTGTTCGTCAACAAGCGACAGTAAAGAGGATTTTGCAGTTTTACAGGATTCCACTATTGCCGAAAAAATGCTTTGCATTTCAGGCATTTCCATTTCTTGCGAATAACGATCAATCCAGTTATTCAGGGCTGCTATCATGTCGTTTGAACGAGACAAAGCCCATGCGCTGTTATCAATCAGGTAAGAAATAATCCATTTTTGTTCCTCTGGACTCATTGTTTTACGGACTGTATCGGAAGCCAGTATGCCGGACATTTCGCAAGAGCGTTTTGCTACGGACGTGTCAGGGTTTGCCGGGAACGTTACGGGTGAAACGTCGAACACCTTTTCAACCTGAATCAGTGTGCGGTATTTCTTCCCGTCCCGAATTTCCCATTTATCGCCGCCGTTTTGGCGCAATGAAAAGCCCCACGAACTTTGATCTATGTCGCCGCGTTCGGCGGCAACCCTTACATTTTCGCCGTTTGGGCTGTTCGGCAAAATGGCTCGATACCAAAGCCCTACATTATCAACCCCAACCTCTGCCGTGCCTGATTTGGTACGGCCCAAAATGAGGTTTGAAATGTGATCCTGCAAAACACGGACGTCGGTCATGTCTGCCCCGTCCAACGCGCTTGAATCAACCTGTTCATAAAATTCTCCGAGGTTTCGGTCGTACATTTTATAAACAGAGCCAAAGCGAAGCGCATAGCCGAACAATTCAGCGGGTTTATCGCCATTTTTTGCCCGATATTCTACGCCTTCGCTTATGTACCGGCGTTCAATTTGCCCGCTTTCTGCTGCTTGCTTGTGGTGTTCCATTTTCTGTATCGTTTGTTGGTTCTTCCGGGTCTTCGGTATCTGTCATATCTTCCGGGTCTTCGGTCGTGTCGGCAGGTTCGGCCATTGCCGGATTTTGCGAAGCCTGCATTTTTTCAGCGGTAAATACTTCGTCGCCATCGTCAACACGGTCAAGGTTTTCCAGTTCCCGAACCTCGTTAACGGACATCCAGCCTATGCCGGTTGAAGGCCCGCCAAGCGCCTGCTTGTAGTAAGAAGCCCGCGCCGTAGTATCGCCGCGAAGCAGGCCCGCGAAATTGAACCGGAAAAAATATGTTTCGCTGTAAAGTTCTGTTTGGGTGAGCAACTTGACGGCAAACTCCTGCTCCACTTGCACTGCCCAGGGGCGAAGGCAAAGCGTAACAAATTGAATGCCCATAGTTTCCATGTTGTTTAGCGTCGCCTTGTCCATTTGGGCAAGAAGCGGTACAGGCACGCCAAAGATGCGCGAAGCCTGATTAACTTGGAAATTGCGGGTATCATTAAGGCTTGCTTCCTGCGGGTTGAGGCTGAACTTTTCGTACTTCGCCCCTGCATCCAAAACCATCGTTTTGCCCACATTGCGAACGCCGCCGAATTTGCCGGAAATTTTCTTTTCCGCTGCGTCGCGTTGCTCCTTTTTCAATTCATTCGGAAAAACCAGCGCCCCGGAAGGGTTGGCCCCGTTGGCAAAAAAGAAGTTGCCGTATTGCTCGGCTGCTATGCTGGTGCCGATGCTGTCACGGTGAATTGTCGTAACGTTTTCGCCTACAATGCCGTCAATAGTCAGCCCTTTGATGTGCAGGACTTCGTAAGGTAGCAGGGTTTCAAATTTTGAAACGCCGCCTACATTGCGCGTGACGGTGTAGTACGGCTGCCCGGTTGGCTTTTGCCATACGGTCACGTCTTCGCTGTTGAGTAGTTCCAGGTTGGTCGGCCTGCCGATGCCGTTACGGTGAATTTTTACAAAGGCGTCGCCAAAACAAGCCTGCATAAACAGGCCATACCGGAAAGAGTAGGCGTTGTAAAGTTGAAGGTCGGGTGCCGGTGTGATCCGGATAATGTTGTAAAGCGGATGCCCTTTAGCCTTTTCGCTCCCGTATTCGGTTTCGCGGAAAATGCCAAAGGGCAAAGAGGCAAGTGTTTTTGAAATGGTGTCAACTGCCGACCAAATGGCGGGAACGGTGAGCGCCCGACGGCGGGAGACAAAAACGCCGGATGTGCTTTGTATTCCAATATCCCCAATACCTAACCACCCATCTGTTGCCATTGCCACCTCGAAAGGGTTGCTGTTCCTGTTTTCAGTCGTGGGGGATACGTCCGAAATTTTCGGGCGGTCATCGGCGATGAAAAAGGAGCGAAGTGTTGACAGGAAAGACATTTAGCGTACGTTGCCCAAAATTGCGGCCAAATACGCGAAAACGCCTAAACAGGGGTTAAGAATCAATTTTAATGAGAACCGACCGTGACCGCTCTCCGGAATGAAACCGCGTTTGCGCCGCCTGAAATGATTGCAGGGAAGAAAAGCGGTTGCCGCCTGTCTGATTGTGCAATTCCTGCTCCAGCGTTTCCCATGCCTTTGAGGCATTACCAAACACCCGGTAAAGTGCCGCGTACCGATCAAAGTAGTTTTGAGGGATTATCAAAGACTGCTCTGCCTGCAATTCAAAATCTTTGTCGATCATTTTTTACAAATTAAATCTGTTCCAATATTTGAATACCGTTTATCGGCTTTGATTTCGTTTAAAAGTTGCGCTTTTTCGGTTTCCAGTGCGTCAATTTCAAGCAGTATTTCGCCTAATTCTTTGGGGTTGTTATTCCAAACCGTTTTATCAAGTTCCAAAAAACGTAATCTCCGATCTATGTCAAAAACCCGCTTTTGTTCCGGGCTTGAATTGTCATAAATTTCTTGATACGCTTCCTGCGCTGCTTCTACTTCCGCCCGAAATTCGCGCCGTTTATTCTCTTTTTCTGCCTGCTCCTTTCTGTACGACTCAATTTCCTCACTCGTTGGCCTGACTATTTCAAAATAGGCAGGCATAGGACAGCGGAAAACAATGTTATCCCTTTCAAGCGGGTATCCTTGCCCTCTCGGTTTTACACTGTAAACGGTCAAAAATTTTTCGCTAAACTCAAATTGAATTTCGTACCCAAAAAACCCTTTAACCGACTTTTCGCCTTCGTATAAGGTCAGCGTCCATTGCGGGCGCAAATAATCAACGTATTCAACAGGAAGAGAAAGAATTGCCTTGTCGATCATATTAAGAATTTACGGCGTTAACGATGCTTTTGAATCTTTTTTCGGTCACGTCGAAAAGGTTGTAATTTTCTACAATCGCCTGCCGTACATTGTAAAAATGCTCTCTCGTTTCTTTTTCGTCTGGAAATTCAGATAGGGCAAATTCCCATCCCGGTTTACCCGCGTAATTTGTCACACATACGCCGCCAGACATAGCCGCCTCCAGCATTGCAATGTTGCTTTTGGCGTCGTTGAAAAGATTTTCCTGTAATGGTTTCCAAAATACGTTTGCAAGCCCTTGCTTCAAATTCAGAAAGTAGGCAAGCGGAGATACACCGCGCTGAAAGCGGACGTTTTGCGCGTGTAGCAGGTCGGGCGCATACCCGGCAAAAATCCATGTGTACTTTTCCCGGACTTCAAAATATTTCGCTTTTGCGCTTTCGTTGCAAATGTCGGCTACCTGCGTTGCGCTGCCCCGCCATGCGGCTAACCCTTTCCATTCCATCGGCGCAAATGGCATATCATTCGGGTAAATTGCGTTTTGCACTACCAAGGCCCGGCCCAAATCGCCAACACTGTACCGTAGTTGTTCGGTGCTTGTCCAAATAACGTCGGCCAGGTCGTAAATTTGGCGAAGGCGTGCGCCCCATTCGAGGCTCTCCATGAACATAGGATGACCTATTGGTATATTCCAAAGGTCGTCGTCAATGTCAAGAATCAATTTGATTCCAAAGTCCTTGCACACTTTCAAAAATTCCAAACTTTCGCGGCTTGTTGGCCGGAAACGAACAACGACGTCGGCGGTTTTCAGGCGCCGTATGTCCACGTTTTCAGACACAAAGCAAATGTCCAGCGTATCGCCGTGCATTTTGTCCAGCGCCGCAAACGGTTCAGAATTTCGCCACCAACCAACGCCGTCGAGGCGCGAGTCGTCGATGACGAAAACTTTGATTCTGCCGGATTGCCTTTTCATTGTTTCCAATTGTCGTGTGGGTGAAGGATGAAGTAGTCGTTGTTTAGCATAGGGCCAAAGTCGGTTACAACCGGCGCAAACGCTCCAATATCAGCCAAAAATGAAAACGCTGATTGGTCAAAAAAAGACCATTGCAAAACCAAATCAAACCACTTGTCCATTGAAAGTGCGGCTTGCGTTGTATTCCTTATGCAAAAGATGTTGCAGGAATAAAGCGCCGCATTTTCTACGTCTGCCTTAACTGACTTGTAATAGTTCAGTTCCTCATGTAGCGGCTGATTCCCATACCGGGCAAGTAAATACGGGTTATCGCTGTTCAAAATAAAATCAATCTCCTGGCCAAGTGTTTCGCGTTCGTGGTGCCGTTGAATCTTTATGTTTCTGCCAACAGTTTGCATATTTTGGATCATTTGCCAAACAAAGTCCGGATTTGTCACCTCAATATTACCGTCGATCCAAATGTAAAAATCGTAATTGGGCAAAATTTTGTGCGGCTGCAATTTGAAATACTTTGCCTGCAATCGTGGCGGCAAATTTGGGATAGGAAACGGGGAATTGAAAGGCGTAAAACAAAAGCGGTCGCAATCCACTGACTGCGTGGCGAACGGCTTTTCTTTTTCCATGTCGCCAAAAATGGCGGAAATGACGGCTATTTTCATTTTTTTCGTTTTGGCTTGGTTTCAATGTTGGTAATAATTTGCGGCTGCAAGTCAATCACAACAGTAAACCCGTTGCCTACTTTGTCGTCTGGGTTTTGCCAGTGCGAAACATGAAAACCAAGCGCCGCGCACATTTGGATAAATGTTTCACAAGTCCACCGCGTATGATGTTCGTCGGTTTTCTTTTCCGGGATTTCACCGCTATGCCGCGCCAAAAGCGTATCCAGCGGGGTAATCAATTTGCCCCTGTCGGAAGGTTCGGCGTCCGGTTGCGGGACAATGATGTAAATGTACTTCCGGGCAACCCGCGCCCATTCTTTCAGCGCTTTTATCGGGTCGAAAAAGTGTTCAATGACATGGGAAGAAATGACAAAATCGAAGGACTTGTCAGGAAAGGGCAGCGCATCGCCGGGCGCAACTACATCAACCGGCATGGCTTCGCCGCAAAGGTCGATTTCAGCCTTTTTGTAAACAGTATCCATGCCCGGATAAATGTCTACGTTGATCGTGTCGAGGCCAAAGCAGTTGTGCGCACTACCGCCGATTTCAACGCCTGAAAGGCCGTCTAAAAGTTGGTGTGCAAGTGCGGAATCCCGGAAAAAGCGTCGGGCAGGTTTGAAGATTGGCATTTGTTTAGATTGTTATTAGTTCAGATTCGTCCTCAAACAAGTAACTACCCGTTGAAGGCGTTGAAATTTCTTGCAGCCAAACATAAATTGCATCCACCGACGCGGCAATTCCGTCTACCTTTTCAGCACTTTTCCCCTTGTTGACTTTGATTTGATCCTCCGCGTTTCGGATAATCATAACGTTCCGGAAGTTCCAGAGTAGAACGGGGTTACTGTCTATTTCAATCTCCCCGTTTACGACCATCATTTCCAGACGTTTGGTCGGGTTGCTTTGCCATCCAAAATGCGGCAACACCTTTTCCATGTTTATATCGTTCCCCGAAAGTTCCGCCGTCGTTTCGTATGCGTTCCACTGATCGTACCCAACCCCGATTATCCGCGCCTTTTGTTGCAGGTCATAAATCGTTGCTTTGATTGCGGAATAGTCAACCACATTGCCCGCCGTCAAGTTGATATGCCCCTGCTCGCTCCATTCCCGGTAAGGCGCTACATCGTTTCTTTTTTCTACCGTGTTTTCAGGCAGCCAATACAGCACTTTTAGCCGTGCGGGCTGGTTTTCATCTCCGGGAATAAACAGGGCAAGTGCGGTCAAGTCGGTAGTGGCGGAAAGGTCAAGGCCCAAATAAATATCCTTGTCGTAAAATTCTGAAATGTCAATCGGCCTGCACACTGCTTTGATTTGTTCTTCCGGTATCCACACTTTAGGCGCGTCCATCCAGATATTGAAATTTTTGGTCAGGACTTGCACCCGCGTTGAAGCGCCCTTGTTCATCGCGTCTTTAACCTGATCGCGTAGATACTGAACCGTTGGCGTACTGCCTAAATTCGGGTTTGCCTTTTTCCATACCTTTTCGTCCTGCCAATCGTCGCCTTCATTAAGGGTAAAAATCATTGCAAAAAGGTTGTCCTGCGTTCGCTGTCCTTTCAGCACTTGCACGGCGTTTGCCCTTTCAACCCGGAAACAAGGCGCCTCTTTGTCAAAGCCTGCCGTTGTGATTATCACCAAAAGTGGGTTTTCCCGGCTACCCATGCCCGTCTGCATTACGCCTTTGATTTCGTCGTTTTTGTGGGCATGGTATTCATCTACGGTCGCGTTATGTGGGTTCAATCCGTCAAGCGTTCCGGCGTCTGCGCTCACCTTTTGAATAAACGAGTCCGTCGGGTGAAAAACAACGCTGTTTGCCATGACGTCAATTTTACCATTCAGCCCTTTTGAATCCTTTTTCAGATAGCGGCACATTTTCTTTACCGCCCGGAAAACCATGTTTGCCTGGTCGCGTGTCGTTGCCGCTGTGTAAACTTGCGCCCCTTCTTCGCCTTCGAAAAATCCCGTGTAAATCTGGATGCCAGCCGCAAATTCAGACTTTCCCGCCTTTCGGGCCATTTCGAGGTAACACTGTGTAAACCGCCTGCCTCCTGTCTCTTTGCGCCTCCATCCGAAAAGCATTGCCAAAATAAATGCCTGATTGTCTTGCAGGTTAAAGGGCTGCCCGCCCAACTTCCCGGACGTATGGCGCAAAATGGAAAAGAATTTTATAGCCCTTGCCGCCTCGGCTTCATCAAATACAAACTCCCAATCTTTTTTTTCAAGGTCGGACAAATGCCGTTCAACGGCTAAGCGGGTCAACTCGCAAACCACTTCGCCGCCGGAAATGACATTCTTTATGTAGCGTTCGTGTTGGGTCATTAGTTATCAAGAAAACCCGCCGGGTCGTCTTCCTGCTTTTCTTTGCCTGTGGACTTCATCGACATCGCGGCGCGTGGGGTGTAGCCGAACTGCTCAAGAATCCGAACCATCAAAGCAAGCATATCTTTTTCTACCAAAATTGCCGGGTTTTTATAGTATCCTCCTTTGGCACTTACAAGTGTAATGCCCATTTGATCCACTTCTACCCTTGCTTTCGACCATGTTTCCCATGCGTTGCAATACCTTTCGAGTAGTTCTAAGTAGGTGTCTGATAGCATTCCATCCCGTTGAAGCATCGCGCAAATAGTATTCCATTTCACCGCCTGCTCTTTTGAAAAGTACGCCGGGTGTTTTGGTATGGCGTCAAGCATGGGAAACATAG